GTCGCTATTGGCGGGTAAAAGTGTGGCCCATCTTTTTTTTGATGAAGCAAAGTATGCGGCTGATGCGCGCGCGGCACGTGTCATGCCGATACTCCGCGGCGACGCCATTACCTACGGGCGCTGCCATTTATATGGCGGTGTTACCATTACCACAGACATGCCGGACGTTACCGAAGGCGAATATGACTGGTTCTTCAGATATGCGGCTGAAATGGACCCGGAGCGGATTATTAAAATAGTTCAGACCGCCGCGATCCTGAATAATTACATGATCAAATTACTACGGGCCAACAGTGCGCAGCATCCGGACACGGCCAAGATCTCGCGCCTGGAGAAGAAGGTAGCCCGGTATGAAAGCGCGTTGCATAAGCTAAGGAAGGGTCAGACGTTCTTTGCAAACCTTTCGAGCTTTGCAAATGTCGATATCTTAACGCTCGATTATGCCCGCCGCCTGTTGTCCGGCGGTCTGGAGCTCCACGAGTTCCTTAAATCCGTGCTGGGTATGCGTCCGGGCGTGAAAAAGTCTGCCCGCTTTTATGTATTGTTCGACGAGATCCACAAGTACACCGACGGCACTATTACAGGCGAGGCCGCCTTCCACTCAGGCGAGATCCGCCGCCTGGACCCTACCCGCCCGCTCGATGGCGGCCTGGACTTCGGTAATATGAATTCGTTTGTTATTGCGCAGCCTGACGGTAAATATTACCGCATTCATAAAAATCTGTATGTCATCCCGCCGGAGTCGCTGCGTGAGCTGGCAGACCAATTTATTACGTTTTTTAGTGCTCATGAAAATAAAACGCTTTACCTCTTCTATGACCGTGCAGGCAACAACGGCCAGCGTACCGGCGAGGACAAGGCCGGACAGATCAAAGACTTTATCGAGCGCGATGCCGCCGGTAATCGTACCGGCTGGACGGTAATACTTATGTCGAGAAAACAGGGTATCATCCACCAGGACTCCGAATATAATTTCATGTTGGAATTTATGGGCGAGAAGAACCCGGCGCTCCCGCTCCTTCGCGTCGATGCGCTCAACTGTCCCGAAATGATCAGCAGTATCGAGGGCGCACGTCAGGAGATCCGTTACCGCGGGACTGTCAAGGTAGTGGCAAAGGTGAAGAAATCAGAAAAGCTGGAGGCGAAGAAATTGCCCCGCCTGTCGACCAACTTCTCCGATGCGTTCAAATATCTGATGATGCGCCGCACATGGATCAACGCAATAAAGCCGAAGGCAACCACAGCCAGCAGCGCCGACGCGATGGCAGAGCAGTGGGCAGCCCGCCACCTGACAAACCATCCGCCCGGAGACCTCTGATATTACCGGTAATCGACAACATGAGCACCCGGCGCCCGCAAAGCGTCGGGTGCTCCGTTTTCGGTAACGCCGTAACAGGCCGGGGGCTCACATTTCACCTTCCGGGGGTGTGGTAATTATCTTCCGGCTGCTGAGCGGCCCGCACTTCGGAGCGACACCAAAAAACAATTTTTTAATTTCTCCGGCTCAATTTCTGTATTATCAGGGATTTAGCGCTTTTAAGACCAAAATTTTGAGCCAAAAACCGCGTTTTCTGTATGGTTAACCGCTATTTTTTACCTGATTACCACTGAAATTTCGTATTTTTGCGGCGTCAAACTCCCGAAAACCGGCGAAAGTAACACCAAAAACTTACGCCATAATGAAAAAAATTATCTTGCTGCTGGCGCTGTTGGTCTCACTCGCGGCCACGGCCCAAGAAAAGGCGCTTACCTTCTTCGATGTGATTCAGGTAGAGGGTAAAAACCAAGCGGAAATTTACGGAGGCCTACGCGAGTGGGTAGCTACATCTTTTGTCAACGGGAAGGCCGTTACACAGATGGAGGACGCAGCCACAGGCACTATAATCTTACGGGCCTTGTTCCCATTCAAGAAAGGAGGCGTTTACTGCGCTTACGAAGGGAAGGTGGACTATACGTTAAAGCTCCAATCTAAAGACGGAAGATTCCGCGTTGAAATGTCGAGTATTACCCACGAGAATAAACCCGGACGCGCTGCCGATTGCTCCCTCGGCCTGATAACCACTGCCGAAAAGTCAGGTAAGGGTGGTATAAACAAATCTGCACACAATAAAATTTGGAAAGAAATCAAAGCGAAGAGTGCCGAATATTTTTCCGAAATAACCTTATCGCTTAAAAAGCTGGATAATTTCAGTTCACAGCCTGAGGAGGATTGGTGAAAAAATTATGTACACCTTATAATGCGCCGGAGCCTTCGGGTTTCGGCGTTTTTATTTTTCTTTTACGCCTTAACATCGTTTAACTCTTTTTTTTTTTTTGTTCACAACATTCTCCCGAAATTTGCGCTGTCAACAGTTCGGGGCTTCCTCGAAAAAGCCGAGATAATCGGCTCGAAATACTTCGGGCATTTTTTATGCCCGGTTACATACGAAATACAGGCGACCGCCTATCTCCATCCAAGTAACTCGACTTTTTCGTCGGTTTCCCGGACTGTTTGACGACACGGAGAGGCGGCCGCCTTTTTATATCGTAATTAAAACGTCAAACAATCAACAAACAGTCCGAAAAATGAAAACAGCACTAACAATCCAGGCGCAGGCAAAGCCGCGTAAGTTATCAGTTAAAAAATCACTGATAAGGCTAATTATTTTTCTTACTTCGTCAAAATTCTTTATATTTGTAGGCCAATTAGCTTGCATAATATGCTGGTGGGGCAATATGATCGGCGACCACTACATGGTTGGTCGTGGTGGTATTGCCTTCCTGGCAGGCTTCACACCCTGGGCCTGGAGAGAGACCAGACGCAGTATGCGCCACCCGGAGCGCAACAAGTAATACCGGGACAAACCAACGAACAGAAAAATAAATCAAGAAAAATAAAACGATTATGGAAATTACAATTAATACTGAATCACGCGCCGCTCAAATTCTTTTAGCTCTTACCCACAAGGCCGGAACCGCCGAGATATACATCAACACACTGTCGCGCATCATTAATGCCGCACTGTTTAACCAGGATGATCTTGGCATGAGTGACACTGAGGCGCTCGACACAATCCGCACCCTTTCGCTGCTCAGATCTGACATCGAGGACATCGCCGCCGACACAAGCATCGCTGATCATATAATCCACGCCCAGAAAAATCAAGCCTGCCAGCCGACATCAGGCGATAACAAGCCTGACCCCTACAACTCCGCAATGGCGGCGCTCTGTTATGCCGCTGGTAAGCTGGGCGAAATCGAGCCGGTTACTGGCGGCCACGGTACCGACATAATCGAGATAATCGAGGGCATCAACGACGCAGCCCACCGACTGGCTAACACAGCAGCATGTGCCGCCGGAATCGCCGAAAATCCGGACTGCGCGTCCAACGAGCACAACGCCGAAGCCAGAACCCGACTATTTACCGGGACAGCATATTATAGCGCCGTCGGCGCCGCCGAGCTCCTGGCCGACGCAGAGGCAAGCCTGTACCGCTCCGGCGTCAAATCGAAGGATCTGTCTGCGGCACTCTACGAGGCAGCAGGGGCACAGAAGGCCGCAACCGAAAAGATCGACCGTTTCCGCGACCTTATCTACAAAGCAAAAGCCACACAGGCACCGCAGGAAGGAGGCGACGAATGAACAATGTCAGATAAAAAAGATTGGCACCATTAGGTAGTTCATGGATAATCAATTATTCATTTCATATTTAGTTAAACAACGTGAGAGGATGCGTCGACCGTGAGGCCGGCGCATTTTCGTTTTGTCCTTCGTTGCGCGCGGGAGTTTTGCGAGCTTTGCGGTGTAATTAAGACCTGGAAAAATGAGACACCTGAAACAAGAGTTTGATAAACTCACCTTCAAAGAGGTAATAATTTACACGCTGGCCGTCGTTGCCATGATGGTGGGCCTGACACTTCTATTTATTGGCCTATACATCCAGCCGGAGGGCGAAATCCACGGATCTGTATTAACGGCCTTCGGCTCTATCTGTGTCTTCGTAGCCTCACTCCTGGGCATTTCGTTTCACTACGCTAACGAGCTCGACAACCTCAAAGCCAACATACAGGAACGCCTGGATGAAATAACTAAGTAACCATATTATGAGACGACATGATCAAAACATTTTTATTTTGTTTGTGCTTTTGTGCGGCCTCCCTCTGCTGCTATCTTGCAGCACGACCCGCCACGCCGCCACAGTCACCACAGTTGAAACAAGAGACACGACCCAGACGCATTTGCTCGACACCGCCACCACCGCCGCAGAAGCTCAGAGCGCAGAACTCCGCGACACCATCGAGCAGAAAAACCATGTTACCGGCTCACTCAAAATCGAGCGCGACACAGCCGGGCGCCCGGTGCTTTATATCTGGGACACGTCGGCGCTCATGCGAGCGGCGATCCTGCAAGAATATAAATTTGACGGGATGTCTATGGGGTTTGGAAGCTACCGCGCCACGAACTCCACAGCCACAAAAGCCGAGGACGTCGAAAAAGAGGAAGAGACCGCGACAAAGGTAGGTCCGGCGCTGGAAGATTACATCGGTGCCGGCCTCATGGCTTTCATCATACTGTATTTTTTATTCATCTGTGCTGAACACCTATGGCGGAACCGAAGCAAATAGATTTATACCTGGCCATCGAGGAGATGAAGCGGATCAGCGCCGAGGGGGGCACCTTCTCGCTGCGTTTCCGCAAGTGGAACCGCGACACACGCCGCGGCGGCGACATGGCCAACATCGCCCACGCGCGGATCAGGCCGAAGGCGGCCGACGAGCGGGTGGCAAATGCAAGCTACAAATTATTTTTCACTGACACCGACACGGGCCGCGCGCTGAACTGCTGGCAGTGCCTGATCATGGAGTTTAACGGACTGCGCACGGTGCTAAATTGATAACGATATGATCAGAAGGAGCGGAAATTTTGGCTTTATCAACAACGGCAACGGCGAGTTAATGACATTCAATCTTAACGCCCGCGCCGCCGGCTGGGAACCATCCAGCCGCATGATCCTGGGGGGCTTCGGTTCATTCCAGAAATACAGGAGCGTTCATGGCGTCCGCGTGGTGCCTTACGGCCCCGGCGACGATATGCCCGGCTATGTCGATCGCGTTTTGTCGAAATTCTATGCCGGCGAGGGCATCATGGGCAAGAAGGCCGGTCTCCAGTGGGGCGAAGGCCCGCGGCTCTACATCCCCGGTGTCGATGCAGACAACAAGCCCTACAGACAGTGGACCGATGACGCTAAAATCATGGCGCAGCTCAACGCGACCGACTACCTCACACAGGTGCACCGCTGTCTCATTGATCTGGTTCACCTGGAGGGCTTCTGGGTGAAGTTCACCCGCACACGCGGCAGCCGCGTGGGAGGCCCCGGCGCTCTGGCCAGGATCGAACACATCCCGGCCCGCAAGGTCCGTTTTGTGTATGCCGGAGAAGGTGTGCAGCCAACGGAGGCCGTTGTTGGCGACTTCCCCAATCCGGACGCGGAAAATTTTAAGAAATACCCTATTTTCGACCCCGCGCAGCCGTTCAGACATCCGGTATCACTGGCCTATTACCAGATTTATAGCTACAATAAAGATTTCTACAGTGTGCCGCGCTATGTAGGCGCTTTCGACTGGCTGGAGCTGGCCGGATCTCTTGCCGGCATTCTGGCGGCATACAACGAGAATGCGTCGGCCATTTCCATGCACATCGAGAGCCCGCAATCATACTGGGACGCGGCAGAAGCGCGCATCCGCGAGATCTGCGAAAAAACAAAAGTCCCTTACCGCGCCGAAATGCTCGAACAGTTCAAGGACGAGGCGATGGAAAAATTTGCCGAGAGCATGACCGGCCGGAAGAATGCGGGCAAATTCATGCACACTTCAAATTTTTGGAACGAGGCTGCCAACAATTTTGAGGGCTGGAAAATAACCCCTATCGACAAGAAGATTAAAGACTACATCGAGGCTCAGGTGGCAATCTGCAAGAAGGCAGAGGCGGCCGCCACCTCCGGCTTTGGTCTGGACCCGGCATTGTCTAACCTGATCTTAGACACGAAGCTGGGCAGCGGATCAGAAAAGCTCTACAGTCTCAAAGTCTATAACGCCACCGAAACGGCTGTACCTGATATGGTGCTCTGCAAGCCGTTCGACACCTTCATTTTGGCGAACAATCCCGGAACATCGGTGCGAATAGGCCTTTACAGGGCGATAGTCGATGCCGAAAAGAACGTTAACCCCGAAAATCGAGTTAAAGCAAATGCGTGAAATAATAAATCTGGATAAATACGAAAATTGGCAACCATATAAACTGAAACGCGATGAAGCTATTTAACCGCGACGGCAACGGCGGAAAGGAAATCACCGCCGTTCTGGGCCTCATTTCCGACCGTGTGGACTTCGATACCTGGGCCCCGATTTTACCCCTTGGCATCCGCGATGTCGTGGCCATTGTAGGCCGCGAGCCTGTCGCAGCCCTGGCCGCTTTCTATGAATCCGGAGAAGATGATCCGGAGAAAGCTCCGGCGCTCATGTATCTGCAACAGTCCGTGGCGCTCTTCTCCTGGCTGAAGATCATCCCGACGCTCGACGCGCAGCACGACTCCAACGGCCGCACCCGCCGCATAGGGGAGAACGAGAAGGGACTCACCGCCCTGGAGCAATACAAGGACGAAAGCAATATTTTGCGCCTGGCCTATGAGGCGACAGACGCTCTGATCGAGGCGCTGGACTTGGGAGCTTTCGACTTCTGGATCAATTCGCCGAAATACCGCCAGCGCTCCGGCCTGCTGATCCGCAATAAGGAGAGCTTTGACGAATTCTATTTAATAGGATCTCACCGCCTGTTTCTTACTTTGTTGCCGATGATCCGCGAGGTCCAGGCCGCCACTGTGGCGCCGATCATTGGCCGTGAATATATGGCCAGGCTCCTGAATGGCGATGAAACGGCCACAGCTCTTCTCTATGACACAGCCGCCCGCGCCATCGCCTTGCTCACCATGAAGAAGGCCGTGGAGCGCTTGCCGGTCGAGGTTTTGCCGGAGGGAATCGTCCAGGTGAACCAGTCAGCCCCGGTAAAGCAGAAGCTTCGCGCGGAGAAAGAGGCCCGAAATGCCGTGGCGGCAGCTCTGGGCACCGACGCGACCCGATATCTCCAGCAGCTCGAAGATACGATGGCCGAGATCCTGGCCGAAGGGCAGCCGGTGGACTTCTACAACCCCGGCCCGATTGTTCATTCAAAAGGTATGACGTTCTAACATGAAAAAAATAACCTTCAGTAACCGCACTGTTGAAGTTCCGGAGTCTATCGACGAACTCACGCCGGAACAGTACGTCTATTATGTCTATCTGGCCTCATGGCTGACCGCCGGGAGCATTACGCTGGAGTTCTGGCGCGTCCGCTGGTTCAGCTTTCTGCTGGGGCTGGGAGCTGTCAATTACACCGCTTATCGTGAGCCCATCGCAGCGGCCGCAGAGCGGCAGCGTGACGCGGTGGTAGATCCGTTTCTGGTTGATTCTTCCGGCGGGAAGGCGCCTACGTTTAAGACGCCCCGCAATCTTCTGCCGGAATACAAAGGGTATAAAGGCCCGGCCGACTGGCTCAACGATCTGACGTTTGGAAAATTCGTGGAGTGCCTGACGCTCATGGAGCAGGCACCGGACGCCGAGGATCAGGAAGAAATCTACCGGGCTGTCGCCCGCGCCCTGTACAAGATCCCGGACACAGATGATGTCCCTATGGTGCTGGCATGGCACGCGCCGGTGCTCTTCGGCTCCGTGTGGTCCGCCATCCAGTCCGGCCCGGTGGATATCAACGGCAATCAGCTGGACTTCTCTATAATTTTCAAGAGCTCCGGCGACCGGCGCCCGGACGACAAGACGGGCTGGGCCGGTATCTCTTTCGAAGTGGCGGCCGCCGGAATTTTCGGCAACGTCAAAGAGCTTGACGAATCGCCGTTCTGGGCCGTGCTCATGTACCTGTATAAATGCAAATTTGAGTATTTACACGATAAATCAAACAAAAAATCATGATTCTGACCAATGAAATCCGTGCAAAGATGATGCAGTGGGAAGGGTGCAGCCTGAAGGCTTACCGCTGTCCCGCCGGAGTGTTAACCATCGGCTACGGCCACACCGGGCCTGACGTCACCGAAGGCATGACCATAACAGGGCCGCAGGCCGTGGCTCTGTTCAATGCCGATGTCGACAAGTTCGCCCGCTCGGTCGAGGCGGTTCTGGCCAGCGTCTCCCTGAAGCAGAAACAGTTTGACGCCCTGGTATCTCTGGCCTATAATATCGGGCTGGGCAATCTTAAGAAATCCACGCTGCTGAAGAAAGTCCGGATCAATCCGGATGATCCGACGATCCGCGCCGAGTTCCTGAAGCATGTCAATGCCCGCGTTAACGGAGTTCTGAAACCTTTGCCCGGACTGGTGAAACGCCGCACCGCCGAGGCCGACCACTATTTTTCAGCATGATACTCTTAAAGCAGCTGCGCGAATACTTCGAAGACCTGGCGGACAGCATTCCCGGTCTGAAAGGGGCCACACTCCTGACCGTAGAACAGAACATGGCCGACAAGGTCAACGGCATTCCGGAGGACGACACCCCGACACTGTTCTACTTGCCGCCGTCGGCCAATGGGGCAGGCGATCCGGATTCCTTCAACGACAAGAGCCTCTGTGTTGTTTTCATTATGCAGAAGTATAACCCGCGCAAATCCACCAGCGCCGAAGCTCTGGAGGCGTCGCAGCCTATAGCCGAAGCCGTCAAGGCCGCGATTTTGGCCGACAGCAGCCGCCCGTGTCATTTCCTGACGGCCGACATCTCAACGATCAGCACACTGCCGGAGACGGAATTTTTCGGCAACTGGGCCGGCTGGTCGATCGGCTTCACTGTAGACAGTAATTAATCTGAGTGTTTATAGCTTACCGATATGGATAAACTGGAGCTTCAGTTCATACATCAGGAAATAAAAAAAGGTCTCCGCGATATTTTCGCAGCTCAGGCCAACATAGCCGGGCGCCGGATCTACCAGGAGGGCAAAGACCGGCGAGTCAGGCAGGGCACCGGGCACACCGTCCGCGGCCGCTCCGGAGCGCTCATGGACTCGCTCGAAAACCCGCGGCAGAAGATCTGGCAAGGTGAGCTGGGCAATCATGCTCAATTTGAGTACCCTATTTATATCCGTTTTCTCGACATGAAGGAACACGGCAATTTCAAAATCTATAACCGCCAGATCTGGGGAATACTCTACGGCGAGACATTCCAAAATATCCGTTATGAGTTCAACCAGGAGGTGCGCGACTGGATAAATAAAAACCTGCGTGAAATCATGAACCAATTAAAAGTAAATCCGACATGAAAAAGTTAAAGATCATCACCGGCGCCATAGTCCGCGGCGCCTTGCTCTTAAGCCCCGGCGTGGCCTTCTCGATCTGGCAGTGGCATTCCACTGCGGCTCTGATCAACATACTGGCCGCCGTAGGGCTTGAAACACTGTTTTTACTTGCCATAGTATTTATATCTGTGATCGGTAAAGCAGTCAAAGAAACCATAAAGGATCACAAAGAAGCCAAGGAGATCTCTCCGGAGGTTTAAATTAAAGAAGCTGACCGCTTCGACCCGTTGCACCGGCCCCGGCTCACGCCGGGGCTTTCCGGTTTCCATCCCTGACTCAAAAAAACGGCCGGCAGTCACTCTCTGCCGGCCGCATGATCATTTCTCTTTGGTATAGCTGATTTCTATGCCGAGAATCGTCCGTTTGCGTTGCTCGCGGTCGTATGCCCTTACGGCCTCGATGATATAGGCCGAGCGGTTCTCCTGGCGGTCGAGAATCTCCGCCACGTCCTCAGGTATGCGGAGAGCTATTGTCCGCGTGCTCGGATTCTCACTGCGCCGTCCGGCACCTTCGCGCCGTCCGCCCCATCCGTTTTTTCGCTTTCCTTTTGGTTCGTCCATGATTAAATCGTAAATTTGCAGTGGTTTAACCCCGACAAGCAAAGGGCGCCTCCTTTTTCGGAGGTCTTTAAGGCTCTCGGCCACCCTTGCTGGATCAGAAGATTGTCAGAGTGATTTTTACAACCTTCAGTTTCCAAATCTTAAAGCAAATTGTCCAGGAAAACATATTACTTAGATTTGTCAGGGGTTAAGCCTTTCTTTTTTCGGCATCAGGCTTTGTCCGTCGTAACCTCTCTTTGATTACACTACAAAGGTACAAATTATATTTGAATCCGCAAAACAAAATCAAGATTATTTTTTGCGCATTTTTAAATATTTTTTTTGCCAATGTGAATTTTTTGTCGTAGATTTGCAGTGCTACATCCAAGAACGTTTGTCGTTCCCGCAGAGCGCGGTTAATGCTCGACATATTAAGCGGGCTTTTTTTATGCCCGAACATACCAGCCATACGCGGCTGTCACCGATTCATAGAACGTGCTCTTAGGAGACGACTATCTTGGATGTAGCAACGGTGACAGCCGTTTTTTTATTAACGCTACATCCAAGATAGTATGAACAAACAAACCACAAACAAGCGCCATGAGCGCAAAATCACGGCCTCACGTCTGCGCCGCTTCATAGCGGCCGCCGCCGAGGACATTGCAGCAAAATTTTTTTCAGTCTCTGTTGCACATGTCAAATTCGCGCATTACCTTTGCAGTGCTAAACTCAACGATGTTTGTCATCGCCGCTGGGCCTCGGTTATAGGCTCGGACATTTTTCGGGCATTTTTTGTGCCTATACATAAACAGCTACGGCTGTCATATCCAGACATTACGACCCTCTGCGGAGGTGACATACTGTTGAGTTTAGCGACGGGATATGACAGCCGTTTCCCTGTCTATAAACTTTCTATCAATAACCGCTAAACTCAACAGTATGAACAAACCCAAACAAACCCGCCGCGTGAGCTCCAGGAAGCTGCGCGCCGCATTTAACGACATTGCCGACATGATCTGTGGCGGCCAGGATCGAGTCACCCTCTTCCTCTCCGGCAACACCTTCGAAATCCATCTCGAAAACGCCACCATTAACATTTCAGTCAACGAATCCAAGGAAGGAGGTGGCAGATGATGGGCTTTACAGAAGATCTGCTTAACTGCGTTATCAGCGAGATCAAGCAGAACTGGGAACGCCTGGACGGCAATGTGGAATACTTTGCCGGCCGTGTCCGCAAATCCGGCCTTAGCATCGCTGATCTCTCAGACTACCTCGTAGAACGAGGCAAGGTCGGCCCGGTATGTGTCACCACAGTTTTCAATCACGTTATCAACCAAGACAAGGAAGGAGGTGAGAAATGAAATACTTCATTACTGTCAACACCCTTAATTCAACAACCAAACTCGGCCGGCTTCTCGCTGACTCCATCTTCCGGCGCTACAATAACGCCCTCGTCTATTATAGTGAGGCCAATCAGCTTCCGCAGTATATTCAAAAGGAAATGGATGCGCTCTGCAATGAAAATAAACGTCTTAAGCCTATGCAGCTGCGCCTACACGGATTCTCCAAGGGTCAACTCAACAGTGGCGCTTCGGCTCAAATCTATGCTGTGACTGAAGCCGGGGCCAAGGCCTTCACGGACAACCGACCGTTTACAATTCATCTGACTCCGGTGATGAAGGACTACACCGAGAAAGGAGGTGAGAAATGAGAACAGAGATTAACGGTGCTATCATTACCGGGTGTGTTTCTGATCAGGTGGAGAAACTTCAGGCCCAGTCTCACAAAGTCGCTCTATTCCTTAGGGTGCTTACAGAGGCCACACATGCGCTGATAGAGAAACGGAGCAAAGAATCTGCCCCGGACATGGACCGCCTGAACGAGGTGGAGACCCTGAACGAAATAGCACATACCATCCTGACCATCGCCAATCCTCCGGATATGCTGGAAGAAACAGACGAAGAAGAGGAAGAGATTTGACATTGTGCCCCTGATATTGTAAGCCCCGGTTCAGGCCGGGGCTTTTTTGTTGTCCTTCACCGGTTGGATTTTACGGCTGACCTTTGCTGAAAAAGTAATGTATCAGCACAATGGCACGTAAAGTTCAACCGGATAACATACAAGTTAACCTCGATGTCAACGCGACGAGGGCTCAGGAGGAAATACACAAGCTGACGAAATCGACGGAAGCCCTGAGAAAACAGAATGCGCAATACCGCAAGGATATTTCGGCGCTGGCAGCCACCGAAGGAGACCATAGCAAAGAAATAGCCAGGCTAAATGAGCAGATCAATGCCAATAATGAGCAGATCCGCAAAAACAAGCGCGAAATTTCGACCTGGGAGAAGCAGATCGACACGTCATATAAAACGGCCGCACAGCTCAGAAAACACCTCAAAGAGCTTAAAACGGAGCTGGCCAATACGTCACGCAATCTGAACCCCCAACGCTACAAGGAATTAGAAGCGGAAATCAAGAAAACCGACAAAGCCTATCAGGAAGCCACCAGATCTTCTGCGGGTTTTCTGGGTGGTATCTTCAGCATGTCAAAGGCCGTCGAGGCTCTGAAGGGCTTTTTTATAGGCCTTGGCGTGGTGTTGGCCACCATGATAGTAGGTCAGTTCGAGAAACTGGTTGAAATAATCATCGGTTTTGAGAAGGCTAACAGTAAATTGGCCGCAGTTCTCGGCACGACCAAAGCCGGCATCAAGGATCTGACGGACGAGGCGCGAAGGCTGGGCGCCACAACTTCATATACAGCCACCGAAGTTTCAGCCCTCCAGCTGGAGCTTGCAAAACTGGGCTTCTCAAAGGAGCAGATCAAGGACATGGAGGCCGGGGTGCTGAAATTCGCCCAGGCGGTAGATACCGACCTGGCAAGCGCCGCCGCTTTCGCCGGCGCAGCTATGCGAATTTTCGGTATAGAAGCATCAGAAGTCGACGGGATGCTTGCTTCATTGGCAATCGGTACCACCAAATCAGCTCTTGATTTTTCATATCTTCAGAACTCATTGGCGACTGTAGGCCCGGTTGCAAAATCATTCGGGTTTTCGATAGAAGATACCATCGCACTGCTTGGCAATCTGGCAAATGCCGGCTTTGACGCAAGCAGCGCCGCGACCGCCACACGTAATATATTGCTCAATCTGGCCGATTCCAACGGCAAACTCGCTCAGGCGCTCGGAGCTCCGGTCAATAATCTGGGCGACCTTGTGGCCGGACTGAAGAAGCTCACCGCAGAAGGAATAGACCTTAACAAGGCGCTCGATCTGACAGACAAACGAAGCGTGGCGGCTTTCTCCAACTTCCTCTCTGCCGCTGATCAGGTCACAGCTCTCCGGAACAGCGTGACTGATTGTACAGGGGCATTCAATGCGATGTATGACGAAATGAGCGACAATGCGGCCACTGCCTGGGATATTTTTCTTTCAACTGTCGAGGGCGTCATAATGCGTTTCTATGAGTCACGCGGCCTGATCAAATCCGTGATCGAGGGAATGACAACCCTTGTTGAGTGGATTGGGAAAGGAATTGATTTACTTGGCATCTTTTCCAAGTATATCACAATTGCTGTGGCTGCGATTGTTTCTTATCGTCTTGCCTTACTCTCAGTCATTGCCGCAAAAAAGCTCTATGCCATAGCCGCAAAACGCTCAACGGATGTGACTTTGGCAGAAACAGTTGCAATTAAAGCTCAACAAACAGCCTTAGTTCTATGGCGTGCCGCAACATTGTCGGTGATAGCAGTAAAAGCTCTGTTTACCGGCGAAGTTGGGAAAGCCACGGCTGCAATGAGACTTTTCAACATGATTGTCAGGCTCAATCCGCTCGGCCTACTGATTTCGGCTGTAACCGTGGCCATCGGTGTTTTTAAGTTATTCAGTAAAAACACTGACGAGGCAAAGAAGAAGTTGCAGGAAAACAATAAGCGTATCAAGGATTTTGAGCAGGGTATTTCGGATTTGTCCAAAACTACAGCCAAATACGCAAATGAGGAACTTGATAGATTAAGAAAACTCTATCAAGCCGCCACCAACCACTCCAAATCATATAAAAAGCGAGAAGAGGCGGCGAAAAGCCTTCAAGCACAATACCCGGCATATTTCAAAAATTTATCAGCCGAAGCGATAATGGCCGGAGATGCAGCCCGCCAATATAACGCTCTCGCAAGAAATATTCGTGAGGTTGCCCGTGCAAAGGCCGCCAAAGATAAAATCACGGAGAATGAAGGGAAACGGCTGGACATGGAGGTTGAGAACGATGAATTATCTAATGAAATTGACAAAATCGACCGTGTTCTCAGCAAAGTGGAAAAGCGCCGCAAGGCATTAAGGAATAAAAAATCATTGACCTATGACGAAGCAAAGGAGCTACGCAATCTTAATGATGTCATAATGCCGGGCCTTATCGACAAAATGGATGATCTGGACCAGAAAATGGCTGAGAACTATGACAATATTTCTAAAATTGACAAGACAAACGAGAATCTTAATAAGAAATTCGGAGACGTTGACACCTCATTATTTGAAGAAAACGTAGTCGATCCTCTTTCATCTGCCTCTGATGCAGCAGATGAAACCGTCAAGCGGCTAAAGGAAATCAATGCCGAGTTGGCGCAGCTCCGGAAGTCCGACCCGAAATCAAAGGAGGAGCTTCAGCAGATCCAGGCCAGAATAAAAGCCCTTCAGGAAGAAAAGAAGCAGATCCTCGGCAATGCCAAGGCCAAACGCGAGGCCGGAACCTACAAAGAGGATTCGACCGAAAAGGTGACAGCTCCGATAGACTCGGCGCACATGGAGCGCCTGCTGGAGATAAACCAGGCAAAAGCCGATCTGTCAGAGGCTGAATTTGCCATCCGGAAGGCTCAGGAAATGAAGCGCTACTGTGCGGAATTGGTGGAGGCTCTCCAGGTGTTGCAGTCGGAAACCAATCAGACCCATACCCAGACGCTCGACAAGATCACCAAGCAGATCAATGAAGCTAATGCCGAGATTCAGAAAGCTGACCGGGAGATAGCGGCCGCCAATGTAAAAATCAATGAAGAGGATTACAAAAAGCGTCTGGCTGCTACAGAGGCCTACTATTCCGATCTTGAAAGGATCATGAAGGAAAAGGCCGTCAGGCAGGAGATCGACCAGGAGGCGGCAGATCTTTACCTGCTCGACCTCCAGCGCGCGCGCCACCGCGATCAGCTCGACGAGATGCAGCGCTATTATGACGAGCTGGAGGATGATTACTCGATGGACGCTGAAACCCGCAAAAAGACTCTTGAAAAATTAGAAACCGAAATGCAGCAGATACAATCCCGGATGCTGACTGATACCGGCCAGTGGATGGCAAAGCTGCGCGAGCTGTCAACGAATTCCGGAAGCCAGGAAAGCCTACGTGAAATGTTAAATTTGCAGACCCAGGGTCTTGAACAGACATACGCGGCCGCCATTGAGATTGCACGTCAGCAGGGCCTGGACGTTACGCGCCTGGAGGAAGAGAAGCAACGCCGGATTGCAGCGCTGAATTACCAGTACCTTGAAGAACAATACAAGATCCAGGAAACCGCCGGGCTATCGTGGGCCGACGAGTATGACCGGGAACTCGCAAAGCTCGAAAATATGTACCGTCAGGGCCTTTTGTCAGAGGAACAGTTTCAGGAGGCCCGCCTCAATCTCCAGGTTAAAAACATAAAGAAGTATTTCGATTATTACCAGCAGCTGGCCGGCTCGATGGTTTCGGCCATCCAGGAGGCTGAGATTGCCCAGAGCGAGGCTAAATATGATGTATTGATCCAGCAGGCCCAAAACAACGGCGAGGACACCGCCGCGCTCGAACAGGAGAAGGAAAATAAAAAGCTTGAGATCCAGAAGAAATACGCGGATGTTGATTTTGCGGTGAAGATCTCGCAGATCATCGCCAACACAGCGGTGGCCATAATGCAGGCCCATGCGCAGTTGGGCCCGATTGCCGGAGCATTCGCGGCGGCCATGCTCACTGTTACCGGCGCCGCTCAGGTAGCCGTCGCAAAAGCCGAACGCGATAAAATCAAGAATATGCAGCCGGGCAACACGGGCAGTTCATCTCAGCAGCCGGCCACAGCGACCCGCGTACTCTCCGGGTATTCTGAAGGCGGCTACACCGGCGACGGCGGCCGCTATGAAGTGGCCGGAGTTGTGCACCGTGGCGAATACGTGGTACCCAAACCCATAATGAACGACCCGCGGGTAGTAGACGCCGTGGGCATGATCGAGGCCATCCGCCAAAATAAGCGTCTTGCATCCGGAGGCGCCCCGACATACGCGGAGGGCTACGCTGAAGGCGGACCTGTTTCCGTCCCGGCCGATTCCGGAGAGCTGGCGGCGGCGATTAAAGATCTCCGGATAACCGCCGAAGCCCTCCGCGCCCTCCGCGCCTACGTGGTTTATCAAGACCTTGAAAAAGCAGGGCGAGAGCTCGAAGCGGCCCGCGCCCCGTTCACACGTAAGAAAAAGTAATTACCGCCATGCTTGAAATAAGAATTAACAATGAGCCGCTGGATATTCCGGCCGGTTTTTCTGTAGAGATCGAAGATACCAATCCGATTTTTAATGAAAGAGGCAGTCAGTCGATCCCGGCAACGGTTCCGGCTTCGGCAAAAAATGAGCGCCTTCTTGGGTTTCCGTCACGTATCGACACCGGCAGAGATCCGAACCAGCCGGAAGTTATAGCCGTGGTGAGTGATGGCGCTTATATCCGCAGAGGGATTGCAAACGTCACATCGGCCGGCCGTGCCAAAGGGATAACGTTTAATGTCGGTCTCGATAATTCAACAGCTTACAGCCGTTGGAGTGAAAAGAAGCTGTCGGAGCTGTCGACACTGCCGGTTATCGAGGGCGAGGATGTCGGTTTTAACAATGGTGTGTCCGGAATGCTGGATTATCTGACGTATCTATATCAGCGCGCATCACCCGGCCGCGATCCGCTGGCCGTTTTCCCCGTCGCGGTGGGAAATGAGTCAATACAGCAAGACGACAAAGAGAGAATATATTGGGAGGTCTTGAACGCTCCGGCGTCCGGAATCATCAACCCGCCGACAAAGGTAAAGCGTATCATTGACGGCGAGATCACGGAGGTAACGGTGCCCGCGGGCTATTGCTCGACGCCGTTCTTGCGTGTCTGGAAGGTTTTGGAGCTTATTTTTGCAGACCTGGGCGTTACTATCGAGCACAACGATTTCAGGCATGACAATGAGCTCAACCGCTTGGTGGTCCTGAATAATGCAGCCGATGCAATATGTACCGGAGTGCTTAAATATCATGATCTGATGCCTGATTGTACGGTCTCAGAGTTCATGAATGCTCTATGGGTGCGCTTCGGGCTGGTATATAATATCAACTTCGACACTAAAAAAGCATCGCTCCGGCTACTCCGCGATATAATATCAGATCCGGCAGCGCGGGAGATGGTGACGCTTACCACAGGTCCGGAGCTGATTAACTATGAAGCCCGGCAATATATCAAGCTATCTGCTAAAACATCGTTAGAGGGTGCCGCTCCGGCTACAGAGCGATTTGAAGATTTTATTAAAGGGCTCGACATCCGCGCCGTACACCTGGGAAATCATGTGAGCCAGTGGACATATGTACCGAGTGGGTCCGGCGGGGCTTGGGATGGAGATGTCAGAGATGATCATTATTGGATATGGGAGCCTGATGACCCGGACTATCCGGACCCCGAACCTCCGGAACCGGACTACCCGGAGCCTGACGATGACCGCGATGACGGGCGCGACGATTACGCCCTTTACAGTTCGCGCGCGGCTACAGCGCCGGCCATGCAGCCTACAGATGACAACCCCAATACATTTTTAGCACGTGAATTTATTACAGGGACCTGGTATAAGCTTGACAACACCAATCGGACTGTAAAGGCGGCCAGCTCCAGCTTTTTTAATTGGGACCCGGCAACACCCGGCATGGACCCGCTCGATCTGTCAAGCGATGATGAGTGTGTCCCGATCATGCGCGTTGATACCGTAGGGCTTGGCACCGGAAATTCTTTTAACGACAAGTGCCCGGCATATCTGACAGGTGCCCGGCATTATCACAGCTATATAAAGGGCAGTGAGGATGCCGAGGACACCGGCGACACTACGCCACTGGCCTTTGTCATAGCCTATACAACCGGCGGTCAGACCATTGGCCGTATAAACGCAGAGAGCGACACCGGCAAGCCTCTGACGATGGATGACGGCAGCACCCCGACGCTATCACTGTTATTCCAATTCCAGGATGGTCTGTTTGTGAAATTTTGGGCCGGATATGATGAAATTTTGCGTCACGGTAATAGATCGGTCGAAGTTCCGACCCGGATAGACAAACTAACTTTCTTCCGGCTTGACACTCTAAGCCCGGTAATGTTCCGAGGTGTCCGGTGCATGATTGATACGCTGTCATATTCGTTGCCGGCTTCGGCTGACATGTCGGTAGATCTAAAGCTCCGCACCATCTCGACACATGGAGAATATAACATAAAGGATGAACAGAATGTGCCGGAATTCTCTGCGGCGACCCGTCATCTTGAATGGTTCCTGAAGTCAGAGACGTACAGTGAAGACCTGCTCCATGTGACGGCAAATAAACAAGCCGCCGCAGATAAATACAAGGCAGACACCGGATATACACCGCACGGCACAGAGGGCGACTGGTGGACCGTAAACGTTAACAGTGCAGTTCCTGTCTCGATTGCACGTACAGGCTTGACATGGCAGACAGATGACAGCAAGCCGATTCCTGTCACTCATGGCGTTAGATACAACCGTAAATATAAGGCGCTATTAACTTATGAGATATTTGAAATCCACGACTTAAGCTATTACGACGGTCCGGAGGACTGGGAATTGGATGAAGTCGCTTTAGGCTCTGTTTCTATCGAAGTAGAATACAGTGTCGAGCTTGTGGCCCGCTGGGTGAATGATTAGTCCTTTGCAAGGCCCTAAAAATTAGAAAAATTTGCAGCATGGAAAGTAATAACATCCTCGCAGCCCCGCAAATCGAAACCGTCGACATCTTTTATCAGGAGTGGCGACGCAATCACGCGGGTAGTATCAAAGTGTTTTACGAATTTATGACGACACCGACGCCTGAACGCGACCGCTTTCTGGTAGAACAGGGGGCAGTTACGGAATTTTCCGGCGCTGTAGTAACCACAACGCTGAAAAATAATTAGCTATGTTTTCAAATCCTTACAGTATGCCGTCAACGCCATCTCGCTTGGCATTTACCCGGAATCCCATAATTATAGAAAGCAACTACACCTCCGGAGATCAGCCGTTAACGGGGTACCCGTTTAGCATTATAATGGATGGTTTGACGCTTTATAACGGGCGATTCAATTACCCGTATTCTATAAATGTCGCTGATATAGTCAATGCTTATATCAAATATTTGCCACAGCCCGACGAGGTTGAGCCAATAAGCTTCGGCCCTTTAATACTGATCGAGAACGAGAGTGAGGTCCTATGCCGAGACGTGGCCGTGGTGTTTAATGGTGAATATGACCAGGAGTTTGCATTTATAGCGCTTCCCGGCGGTGTGTCTAAACAGAACTTCAAGCGATTGGGGCCAAGTACAGATATTTTCAACGTCCGATTTTTAGCCTATGATACAAATTGCTTTCTCACCACCCGCACGGCCGGATGGCGCGTGATAATGAAAGAATCGGAGCTTTACCCTCTGTATTATATAAATGATGCCCCGGATGATGTATTTAGCTTTGTAGAGAAGGTGACAGGCAAGAGCTGGACGATTGACCGGCTGTCTCCTGGGATTTACGCGCTCGACATCGAGGCTCTGAGAAGTCATTTTTTTGAGGCATCCGGCGTTCTGGCAAATAATTTCGACATTTACCACCGCGGCCTGTTTGCTTGCCGCCTGGTGATCGAGCAGGCCGATCCGGCGCGCGAGCGTTACCGTCTGAAATTCCGCAATTCTCTGGGGGTGTTCGAGATTATCGAGATAACCGGCGAAATGTCGATTACTCCGGAATGGGAAGGAGCCGACGAGGCAATTTTTAAAAGATACGATCCGGTGACAGACGATTATTATTCACAGCGCGACCGCATAGAGAGAAAACAATCAATCTCTATTCAAACCGGTGTTAAAAGGCCTGACGAAGTTCGGTTTTTAATGGATATGCTGGGCAGTGACGAGGTCTATTTGCTCGACCTGGGAGCTTTGCCGGTCCGCGTGATCCCGTCGGCCGAAGAATTTACATACAAGCAGCGTCCGGAGGCGCCGCAGTCGTTCTCCCTGACTCTGGAGCTGGCCGACACAGAAACCAACATTTTACAGGAAATTATCGACGGAAGCGAAGCTAAAAAACCGCGTGTATTCTCAAAACAATTTAGCAAACAGTTTAATTAATAATCATATCACATGGCGACCCAAGATCAAGAATTTATCGACGGCCTGATTTTGACAATCGAGCAAGCCGAAGATCCGGAAAGCGTTACTAACTCGATGGTAGCTGCTGTCATGGACTATCTGAATAAATCATATAAGGATTTATTAACCAATAATCAAGGAGTAAAAGAAGAGAAGGCCGAGCGACAGGCGGCCGATGCCGCGTTGCAGCGTACCATAGACACTGTTAATCTCGCTCTTCAGACGATCCAGAAGACCACTCAGAGCGTAAGCGCAAAAGCCGATTTGAATGAGCAGCGCATCAATACGCTTATTAACGGCGATGGTGTAACCGCTGCTATAGACACATTCAACGAGTTAAAAGCGTTCCTCGAAGGCGTGACGAATAAGGACACGTTTATGGGGCTTCTGAATGAAATCCGTGAATCGCTCCAGCTTAACCGCGATGACATCAATTTGTTAAAAAACGAAGCTGGCAACATTAAGGCAGATGCGGATGAGCTCGGAGAGCGCGTGGAAACGCTTGAAGGCGTTGTTATTGTAGACTCAGTGGCAACACTCGACAATATCACAAACGATGGTATTTATTTCCTTAGCGTGGCTGGCCAGGCTGGCAATATCATGATCGTCCGCAGTGCCACGGTTGCACTTTCTCCGGGAAATTCAACAGTCAGTGTTACTCAGTACATGTTCACACCGGCTGGGCTGGAGTATCGAACAAAGGTCTACACCACTGCGGCAGGTGTTGACGGTGTGGAGTGGCCGGAGTGGCAGCAGGTAGGCCAGAAGGGCGCGGGCAACCTCATAAACGTGGATGAGATCGCCCCGAAGGCATCCGGCTACTACGACATTATCAGCGCAGCGGAGGCAATTCCCACAACATTGCGCGAGTTTGGCCGCTGGATCACGTTTAAGACAGGCCCCGGCGCGTACATAACAAAACAGTTTACCGGGTCGACGCTCACACAGTGGAACCAGGAGAGCGCGTGGAGCGACACGGGCGGCCGTGGAACTATTACGGGCGTGACTCTCAACGGAGAGAAAATAGCACCCGACGCGGAAGGAGTCGTTAACATTGCCATTGACGAAACGGCGGTAGATGATTCGTTTTCACCCACATCAACCAACCCGGTACAAAATAAGGTGATCAACGCCCGCCTTGAGGAAATCGAACGCCGCACACTCCAAAACCTTGACGCATCATTAAACGAGGACGGCACCGAGATCCACATCAGCGCCATTAACTCAAAGGGTGACGAGTTTACCGGTGTTGATATTCCCGTGAGCTCCGGAGGGGGTGGTGATGACACAAGTAGTGCTAAAGTAATTATTTCGGCCGCCGTCAACAAAAGCACCATCCGCGAAGGCGACGCCGTTACGCTGTCGTATTCCTACGATCACCAGTATCTCGGCGGCGATATGGACGGAGTCTCGACCGGCCAGCGCGGCGCGATCTCGATAGAGATAAAGAACGGTACTGTAGTTCAATTCTCAACAACTGTAACCGACTTTCCGGCTGGTTCCGATTCGCTTGATATTACCAAATTCCTGAAAGCCGGTACAAATGACATCACCATTAAGGCAGTAGCCACAAACCCGGACACCGGCAAGACACAGCAACGCACTGTAAATCTCCAGGTCCGTGCATATACCTTAGGGCTGACAAGTTCCTATTCTCTGGCGAATTCAATAGCCGGCGGAGGCTATAAGCCTGACAGTTCAGCTATAATTCCGTTTACCGTCAACGGCTCGGCCGAAAAAACGGTTACTCTCTACCTTGATGGCGTAGAGTATAACTCAACAGTCATCAAAAAGTCCGGCAAGACTAACGGCAGCTTTACAGTACCAATGTCCAGCCTTTCTATCGGCCGCCATAATGTTCAGATCGTCGCCGAAATGCAGGCTAATGATCTGACACTGGTTTCAGAGTCTATTTTTATCGACATACTGAAATGTAACGCACTGGGCCAGATTGCAGATCCTTTCATTGGCTCGATGATCATCTTCCCGGATGGTCGTATTTTTGACGACTCGGACTATCTG